TGCTGCTTTTTTAGAAGCCTTACCGCCTATAACAGCGCCTACTATATTTCCGACTACACTAGCCATAATTGTTTCTCCAATCTAATAAGCCCTTCATCTCGGCTAACTTCATTAAACTTAAAATGTTTTGCTAACCGTAATGACTTAGCGTTACCCTCTTGTATCTTTACTATAGCCGTTGGGTAATCCTTGGCTATTGAATCTATTACTTTTGTAATCTCATGCTTTACATTCCACTTGCCTTGTCTAGCTTTAGATACAAATAAATCAAATTCATTCTCTGCTACTATAAACACACCGCCATCAAAATTAACAACTTTAGCATGCTGCTCTACTGCTTTCTTTGCTTCTGCGTCATACGTTACATTATCATATTTCTTATGATGTTCAACGATAACTTGCCACACATCTTCCGGTATCATGCTTTGCTTTATTTAGCCCACATTAACGCAACAATAACTATTAACGCACCCGCAACAGTTGCCACCCAGTCCCATACGTCTGCGGTGTGATTAGGATGCGTATAATCATACCATTCTTTTGCGCCCGCTACGATAGCTACAAGCAGTAAAGCCCAATATCCTATGACAAAGTACGCTACAAAAGCCAAGATTGCGCCTACGTTAAAATGCACTTGTTTATCTAACGGCACTGGTATGCGTGGGCTAGATAGCTTCATTAATAATGATAATAGTTTTTCTATCATATTATGCTCGTTATAATCCCGTCAGTGACGGTAACTGTTTTTGAATCAGCGGTGGTAAAGGTACCTGATACGCCTATGTTTTTAACCGCTATTGTACCTAGTCCTAAGTTAGTTCTAGCTGTAGCTGCACTGGCTAAATCAGATAAGTTGTTAGCCCTGAACGCATAAGTTGTGTCTGCGCCTGTTGCAGTCACGCCTAAGTTAGTCCTAGCTGTGGCTGCGTCAGTTCCGCCTGTACCGCCGTTAGCTAAACCTAATGTACCTGCAAGCGTAACCGCACCTGTCGTTGCCGTGCTAGGTGTCAGCCCTGTAGTGCCTGCGCTAAACGACAACACGCCCGTATTGGCTATGGTGACATCACCAGTAGCGCTTGATACGCTAACGCCTGTGCCTGCAATGTTAGACAGCACACCGGTGTTGGCTACAGTGATTGCGCCAGGGGCATTAGTAATGCCTATGCCTAAGTCAGGCGTTAAAGTATTAAGCACATACCCGTTAGATACATCGCCTATCAATAGTTGTCCATCAGAAGGTAGCGTACCTAAACCAGTACCGCCGTTAATAATTTGCAAAACGCCTTGGTTAGATCCTACAATAGTATAAATATTGTTAAAGAACCGAAACCATTGGTCTGACACGGTACCTGTCTGTGGATCAACAAGCGTAACGCGTGGGGCGGGGATGCGGGTAATATTAAGCATTAGTTCCGCTGATAATTAACTCAGCCCCCATAATAGCTATCTTAACTGGATCAGTGCCTGACACCTCGTACACGCGGTCACGTAGCTTTTGTGTCATGCCAAGACGACGCCAAAACGTACGGAAACCATATTCACCAATTTTACCCATTGACGCCCAATGTTCATTAGACCAAGTGTGACCGCCATCATCAGACCAGCGTAACATGGCTTGAGGGTTATAGCCTGGTGCTTCAAGATACGCGTCTGTAATTATATAATCGCCAGACTCAGTAATAATATCAAGCCCTGATTCAGTAATCAGTTGTTCTGAATCGTACGCAGGGTAAAGATTAAGTCCTACGCCTGACTCAGACTCTAGTTGCAGACTGTGTTGCGCTGTACGTTTTAAGTTGTTCTGACCGCTAGGCAATGCTCTCCATGAGCGCAACCATTTTTGTTCTTCGCCGTTATCGGCGTATACATCTAAGTCAAACTTGTAAATGTTGCCATTCTCAAAGTCGCCTACAAGTGTTGTAGATTGAAAGTTGCATTGACAATTTGAACGATGACGTGTGAAGTTACCGTTAGATAAATACGCCCGTTCATGCCACGCGCCAGTAGCAACATCGTATACCCATGTGGCATTACCAGTAGGAAAAGATATAACGTAGAACGCATGGCCTTCTTGTTGGTATGTGTAAGCCACAGCGTCTGATACATTGCTGTAGCCTTGTATTGCGTATTCTATGGCATGAGTGGACACACGTTGTGATGCGTAGCCGTTAGACCTAAACACAACGCCAAACCCGCGTGGGTCGTTGCCTAGCCAAAACAATGAGTTATCTAGCTTGGCTACAGAATACGGTGCGATACAGCCTGTCTCGTTGAACGCGCCTTGAATAGGTGTCAAAGGAAAGTCGGTAGCACCGGAGTCATACCAAACCTCAGTCGTGTCCGTACCAAACACCCATAGCTCACGGTGTATAGAGTTAACGGCTACAACGCCGTCAGGTGAACCCTCAGCACTAGCAAAGTCTAGTGGATCAACAGATGTACCGTCTAATAGCTGAGTAATCCATATCTTTTGACTATTAGGCTCGTTGTAAACGAAATACCCATCAAGATACGTAACAGTGCCTGCGCCAGTAAAGTCAGGGTCTGAAATTTGTGCGAATACGTTTGTTGATTCGTTGTATATATAGCCGTTAGGGTTAGCCGCAATAAAGATTTGGACACCATTATCAGCAAACGTAACTGGCCCAGTGCCTGCAACATTGCCTATTTTTACATAAGTATAGTCAGGATTAATTTTATAGAACTCTGTACCTGATACGCAATACGCATCGGTGCCATTGCTTTGATGCGCCCAAAGCCCACGGATGGGGCCTGTGCCTATGGTGACTAAATTGGTTAAGCCTGGCGCACGATTAAGGTAACCTATCTCAAGACCGTTTTCAGGTGTAGCTTCCGGAAACAAGTTAACCATGCGGTTGTTTGCCGCGTTAATTGACCTAGCTACATAAGATTGACCAAGGATAGGTGATTTCATATTTATGCTACCGTAGCGCCACGAACACCAATAATTGCCCAACCTTGCGTAAAGTATTGAAGCGTTACTGAGTCGCCTACGTTATTAAAGGTAATAGTTGCGTAACCTACGCGCGTAGTAGGCGTTAGTACGCCCGTGTCTGCGCCTGCTGCTTCAGCAACATATACGACTGTTTTAAGTTCGCCTACAGTGCCATTAGCTAAAGTTAAAGCATTGCCAGTAGCGGTAGAAGTAAATGCAGTTGTTAGTTGAGTAGTATTAACCGCGCCCGCACCACTTAATGATTGAATAGTGCCTAAAATACTGTCAAAAGTTTGATCTCCCGTAAACGTCTGCGCTGCATCTGTTCTAGCTATCGTAGCACTTGTGCTAGGTAACGTCATTGTAGTAGAGTCAGTACCTGCAAAAGTAATACTGTTGTTTACAGTTAATGTTTTCCCATTTGCAATAGTTAACACTGCGCTTGTGGCCGGTGCCGTAACTGTTACTTTATTAAGGCTTGTTGCCGTAGCTACGCCTAGTGTAGGTGTTACTAAAGTAGGACTTGTAGCAAAAACTAATGCGCCTGATCCTGTTTCACCCGTCACGGCAGACGCTAAGTTTGCGCTAGAAGGCGTAGCTAAGAACGTGGCAACGTTTGAGCCTAGGCCTGAAACGCCAGTTGAAATAGGTAAGTTGGTACAGTTCGTTAACGTACCTGAAGTTGGCGTCCCTAGTGCTGGCGCTGATAACGACGTATTAGTAAATAAGTTAGCGATAGTTATTTTTTTTGTTACGCCACTTTGAACTAAAGGTAATACATCAGCAATCGCAGCCGAGGTGGTTGACGGTAAATTTGTAATGGTTACATTAGCCATGATAGTCCTTAGTAGTTACCAGCAAAGATATTATAGCGTTGACGAGTGCCTACAATACTGTACGGCAAGCTCATAATATCGTCAGGGTTATTGATGCGTTTCAAGTTACGTTTAGATGCCATTGCAATGCGTGACACGGTAGGTGAAGGCTCAACACCAAACTCAGGTGCAATCTCGCAAGCTAGGTTGTATTTAAACGCACGTAGATAGCCTGGAGGGAAATGCAAATTAGTTGCCAAGGTAGCGGGCTGGGTTAGTTCTTCTACCGATACAAAATGCCACTCTAGGACTTTTGTAGGTTTTGGATAGACATACATCTCAACGTCTGGGTAAGTCATGTTTACCCATATCACTTGTGGGTAGGTAGACGTTACTGTTTTAACCGCAATACCATTGTATTGTTGTTGGTTAATAAACTTAATACCAAAAGAGATACCGCTTGATGGATCTCTAAAATATGTGGAGTCGTCAAATAATATAGGGCGATTACCTACGAAGTCACCAGTAGGCCCTAGTGTTCTTGACAACACGTTAGGTGGCCAGCTAAACACTTGGTCTTGGGTTGAGAACACGGCTAAACGCTCAGTGTTCCAGCTATCTATCATTTGATTTAACGCAACTAATGCGTCTTGTGATGTCGCAGCAGATGGCGTCTCGCCTTCGGCTAATATGCCTAGTAAGCGTAACGCACCATTAATTTGATCGCCTGCGGTAGTGGCCATAATACGGCTCCTTATTCTTTTCTACGTCGTTTGACATCCAGCGTATTGACGGGAGCCGCTTCAGCTACAATTTTAGCTGGCGTATCAGGATTATACTCTATCCATCCGTTTTGTGCATCTGCTTCTGCTTCTTCATCCATAGTTGCTACTTTAGTACCATGAACAGGGTGTCGTAAATATATGGTGGGCATGTGTTTTCCGTTAAATAAAGAGGAGATTTTTAGGCCCCCTCTTTTTTATTATGGCAATAAGCCGTAAGTTTTTAGCTTTGTTTCTAATTGTGCTACGCGAGTTTGCAAATTTGCAATAACTGATAAAACAGAGTTACCTTCGTCTTTAGTTGCAAAACCGAAAGGTGTAGTGCTAGTTAAGTCTTGAATTGCATAGTCAGGGGTGCCAGGTGCAGTAGACGTAATGGTAGTCAAGGCAGCGGTATTAGCCGCAACTTGAGGTACAAACGTAGCTCCATCTAACAACGGATCTGCATAAGCAACGCCAATTGGTTTGGTATTGTTAGCCATGATATTTTCCTTTAAAAGTTCCGCCCCGAAGGGCGGAGGTAATACTTTTTATTACATTAAGCTAGACGATACAAAGTCCAAGTACCGTCGCCAGTTTTACGTGCGCGGAACGCTTGAGCTGTACCAGCCGTAGCAACTACAGTCATCAAACCAGTTAAAGTCCAGCCAGTGTTTGTTGTCAATGTAATAACGCCTGATGTATTACCATCTACGTTAATTACAGAGAAATCAAAAGAACTGTTTGGTTTAGCGCTAGATAAATCTGTATCTAATGAAGCGCAAGTTGGAAGTTGATATGAAACTGCGGAAGCGCCAGGGCTACCTAGAATAATACCGTTTATTAATTGAGTTGTAGTTAATGTTACACCTGTAGTTAAAGCTATAGGAGCAGGTTGAATAAATAAATCTGGTTCGTTTAAATTGCCGTCACCTATTTGATAACCGCCAGCACCGTTTGGAAGAGCCATGATAATTTCCTTTTCTTAATTGATTAAAAAACCCCCGCCGAAGCGGGAATTATTTAGACTAACCCCAAATACGGGCAGCCATTTGTGGACGAACTGCTGCAAAGCCATATAGAACGTCAATACGGCAAGGTAAGCGGTCATTGTTGATGTCATATTGACGGACAACACGTAGAGAGATACCGTTGTGTACTTGACGTGAAGCCATGTCAACGCCTTGTGGTAACAACAAGTCAGCAGTCGCAAAAGTGATTGCATCTTTATGGTATACCAAGTTTTGAGCGTACTGAGTAGAAGCTGCACCAACGAATGTAACAGCAGCATTATCTGCTGGGAAAGCGTTGATAGTCGCCAAAGCGTTGTTTGGTGTGTACATAGCTGGTGAAACAGCAATGCTAGTCCAAGCGCCACTTGAAGCAGTGTTAGCCGCAGTTACAGTGAATTGTTGTAATGAACCTGTTGACTCGCGAGTTTGTGGGTTAACCGCAAACACGTTAGCGATAGTGAACACGTCACCTACAGTAACTGTAGCTGCACCCGTACCGCCATCAAGACTAATAGTAGATTGGCCTTCTGTAGTTACAGCGCCGTTTACTAAGATAGTATCGCTAGTAGAACGTGTACCAGTGGTGTGTTGTTTGATAGATTGAGACATGTTGACTTCTTCGAAGCCAAGAACGCCCATACCCATCATACCGTTACGGAATTGACGTGAAACAGTGTCAGTTGGGTTGAACAAACCTTTCATACCTTCAACTAGGCCCGCGTTAGCTGCTGGGTTAACAGTTGCATAACGTGGAGACATAACAGCAGCGCCTTCGTTTAGTTTTTGTTGAGCTTGCAACAATACTAATGAAGTAGCAGGTGTAGTGCCTGGGGTACCTACTGAGTTGTAGATTGATTTGTAAGAGTTAGCAACGTCAGCATCAACGCTAGAAGCCAATTGTGAGATACGTGGTTTCAATACACGCTCTGCAAAATCGTCTAATTGCATTGTTAGTTCGGCTGATGTGAAGTTAACGCCAATGTGTTTTTGTGATGCAACGGTCAATGTTGTGAATTGCTCGTTATCATCTTGCACTTGTAAAGCCGCGCCGTCAGTTACTAAAGCACGATCCGGTAAACGGATACGCAATGTAGAACCAATTTTAGCGCCTTCAACGGCGAAAGAATCGTCGTATTGACGATTTACGTTACGTGTGATCACAAGGTTATTCTCTAAGATTTCTAGGGCTTTACGAGTGATCATATCAATGGTTAAGATTGAGTTTGACATGATATTTCCTTATTAAAAGTTAGCGGTTTCTTTTCGCTTCCCATGCCTTAGCTTGTCTAGCTCTTTCAGCAGCAATCCAATCAGACGTTGACATTGACTTTGTTGACCTAGGGTCAGTCGTGTCGTACGCTGGTGAACCGTTACCTTTAGCCGTGACAGGCGAAATAGGCGCGGGTGCGCTAGTTGTTTTCTTAATTACCGGCTCGTTAGCAATTTTTGCTTCAAGTCGACCAATTTCTTTAGCTTGTAAGATTGGCGCTAATCGAGCAATCCGGTCAGCTTCCTTAATATTAGTCCCTAGGTAATAAGCCAGTTCGGGGCCAACATCAGATGCCTGAATGGATTGGGCCATCACGTCAGTAATAGGAACACTGGGGTTGTATGCAACTTGCTCGAAGTCATCATACTTAGCACGGGCTTCTTCTTCTCTATCGTGGTAGGTCTCTAAGATGTCATGTTGTTGCCTTTGACGTTCTCTTTGCTCAAGCAGTTGTTCAGCTTTTTGCACGGCCAATGCTTCGGCGTATGCTTCTACTGATTCAAATTGCTCAGGCGCAGGAAGGTCTCTAGGCGTCGCAGGGGTTGAAGCCTGTGCAGCACGTTCTCTTTCCCATTTACGCTGTTCTCTTGCCAAGCGTTTGCCAATAGCCGCATCAAGTTCCTCTTGCGAGAATGTCTTTGCTGCTTGGCTTTCTTCCGACACTTCTACATCTTGTGCTACAGTTTCAGGAGCTGTCGTAACTTCTTCTACTGGCGCGGGTACTTCCGCTAATACTTCTACTTCTTGATTATCACTCATTTTGTTTCCTTAGAAACCCAGGTAAGCTGTACCAGTACAGTTGTAATGTTTAATAGTAATAGCTAATGTTTATTTTTGCACTAGCTGATTGCTCAATAAATCTAATTTTGTTTAAGTCACCATCATATTGCAAAGGTACGCCGATAGCAAGTGGCATACCAATAGAAGCAGTAGGGGCTACGCCATCATCGCGCCAACGTACAGGTGCGCCTTCGGCTACAATTAAAGCAAACACTGGTTTGCCGTTAAGACCTTCAGGCGTTACAGTAGGGATTGTTAATCCTGTTGCAGCGCTAAGGCTAGTAATTTGCTGATAGCCAAAACAACTGGTTACAGCTTTAATATTCATTGTCATTTAAAATCTCCTTGGTTGGGTGAATGATCTCAAAGTATACGTATATTCCGCACCACCCACAACAGGAGATATACCAAAGTTCCATCCGTCTACGTTGCCTGCATCTGTATTACTTTGATCAGTATACGCTAACCATGTAGCGCCGCCTGTAGCATTAATGTCTCGTATTGTTAAATATGACGCATCCACTGTGCCTGAGGCTTGTGTTAGCGTAGCTTGTGTGCCAGGCGTAGTTGATTGTAAAAACTTCTGATTTGTGCCTGATGTAGCAAAAGCACCTACAGTTGTCGTTGCGCTAGATTTTAATTGCACCGTACCGTTAAAAATAGTAAATGGTCTTGTAGAACCTTGCGTTAACGCATCTTGAAACGCAAAAGTTCCTCCAATACCATTAAAAGTTAAAGGAAAATCTAAAGTTTTATTGTTAGTAGTTATTAACTGAGTGCCTGATGTTGCACCAAATATTGTCTCTATTGCACCAGCAGGTATCGTCATGCCACTAGATAGTGTTAAGTTTCCATAAATAGTTCTAGCAGTATTGCTTAGTGTTCCGCTAAATCCAGTAAAGTTTAAATTTTTAATTGAATTTGTAACAGAAGTTGCAAGAGCTATAATATCGCTTCCTGCTGAAATGTTAAACGATACTGCAGTAGCTTCATTTCCGCCAACAGAGCCACCATTGTTAATAGTTCTAGTTCCTACTGCACCTGAGTAAGTACAATTTACTGTAGGTGTACCTGTGTAGCTAAAGTTCGTTACATTACCTAAATTCCATATAGTTAGGTTATTGCCTGTCAAAGTAATATTACCTGTACCAAAAGCAATACTGCGTGTTGTGGTATTGCTAGAGAAAAATACAAGGCCTACAGTTAATACATTGTTATTAAGGTTTATTGTGCCTTGTGTTAGTGTAAAGTTACCGTTTGTTGTCAAATTATCCGCAAGCACTACAGTACCTGTTGGCGAATTAATAATTATAGGTTGAGATAATGCTTTATTTGCGCTAGTGATTGTTTGCGTGTTTTTACCTGCAAACGTAATTCCGCCAGAACCAGTGTAGGTAACGTCTGCGTCTAATGTTAAATTGCCGTAAAAAACTGGGTTTGTTGTGCCTGTAGCAAACGTCATTGCCAAAGTGCGGGTTGAAAAGTCTAACGTAGGTATATTATAGCTAGCGTTAAGTGTAATTGTATTGCCAGCAGTTAAGCCTGTATTTTCTATAATAATGTTGTCTTGCGCTAACGGGAAGTTTGTTGTAGCTACCCCTCCGCCTGATGATAAAGCCCATGCCGCAGCGCTCCAGTTACCGCCTGCAGCCAAATTCCAATATTTAGCTACACCAGCAACAAAAGTAATTGTAGTTTCATCGTTGCCACGACAGTTACCTAATCGAGTACCTGTTAATGGTGCGCCAAATGCGCCAGCAAGTTTAATGTCTCTAAAGTCAATATCTGTTACAGATGCGGCAATAGCAGCGCAAGTTAATGTTACTTGTGTACCTATAGGGTTAGCAGCCAACATTAATCTAGCAACGCCTGTTGTGCCTGAACCTAATGTCAACGTGCCATTAATGGTTTGATTTGCGCCAATAGAACAAGTACCAAAACCAGCAGCAGCACGAGCCGCAAAAGTTACGTTATTAAATGTATTAGCGCCAGTAATTGTAGCTGTACCAATGGCAGTGCTTGTAAACGATAGGTTGTAAAATGTATTTCCATTACCAGCAAATGTTGGTGAAGCAGCAGATAAACTAATAGTTCCTGTACCTGTTACCGAAATAGAAGTAGTAATACTCATATTTCCAGCCATAGTTAAAGTAGACGCACCAAACGCAAGCGTTAATGTACCTGAAGTGGGCGCGCCTATAGTGCAAGCGGAACAAACGGCAGCAGTTACTGTAACTACTGGTGCAGCGCCTGAAGCAGCATCAAAAATAACATTATCGGCTGAATTAGGAACACCAGCACCGCCAGCACCGCCTGATGTTGCAGCCCAGTTTGTAGTAGTGGCATTATTCCAAGTACCATTACCGCCTACCCAATAGTATGTTGCCATTTTTAATATCCTTTAGTTTTAACTAACTTAAGTAGACTCAACCATCCAACTTCCGGTTACCGCTAATTCAAACGAATTTGTAATATCCGCAGGGCCTAATCCACTTGCGCTTCCTGAAACTGGTTTAAATAAAACAATGTTTTTAGGTTGAGCCGTCGTTATTCTTGTTATAATCCCTGCAGTCCCTGCGGCTGCGCCAGTAAAATATACACTTCCTGAGGCTTGTAATGATGCTGTTCTTAAGTTAAAAGGCAATCCGCCAATTGATAACGCTCCGCTAAGTGTACCTACGCTTGTTAATACAAGTTCAGCAGTAAAAGTCATTACGTTACCATTTCTTGTTGCTCGGCCTGTTTGACGAGAATAAGTAGCCGTACCTCCTGAAGCACCTACTAAAACTGGTGTAAAAGAAATAACATTATTTAAGTCTGTAGAGCCTGAATCATATTCTGGAGATATTGTGCCTGATCCAAACCAATTTTGCCCTATTAAATAATTAGCTCCTGAATACACTTTAATTGACCCAGTTATAGATGTTTGTATTCTAGTTTGGTCAACTAAAACATTTCCTGACAAGGCTTCTATAGCTCTTCCTAATGAAGTTAATGAATAGTGGTTTACTAATGTAGACGCATTAATCTGCGTAGTTGGTAAAAACCCACCTACAGTAGAAGTTTCAGATAAAACGTGCGGTTTATTATCGCCAGCAAAAAGGAAATTACCATTTGTAGCAACAATATCCCTTCCGCCTTTATTACGCAATAAAACCGTTTGTTGCATATCTGCTGTAATTGTATAGGGGCTTCCTTGAATAAACGATAAAGTCCCATGAAATAAACAATCGGTAAAATAAACGTCATGTATTTGCCCAGTTGCAGATCCGTTTGAATGGTCTACAAGAACGGCATCTCCTAAAGAATACACAAACGAACAATCAATAAATTTAATAAAATTAATTGGGTCACTTGTACTAGATTCAACTAACCCTATACATGGATAACTAGTCCCGCTTGTATTACGCGTCCCACAAAACCGAGTACGAAGTCTTGATATAGATGATTCACGAACACTTGCATTAAATAAAATTGCTTCTCTTTGGAATGATTCTACAAAAACGTCTTCAAACAAACAGTGATCTGAAAGTTCAATTTTAATGCCGCCAGCATCAACAGTACGGTTATTACCAAACAAGTATATATTTCTAAATTGAACGCCATAAAGCCGTCCTTCTGAGTTAGCTATTGATCCTACAGTTATATTAAATTGGTACCCACTTGATCCAGTTTTTGACTTAATTCTAGTACCTGATAAATAAGCACCAAATGAAGGGCTTGAAGGATTTGCACTAGCCATTGCAGCAACGCCATCGCCCAATATAACTATTGGTTTTTGAATGTTAAGATTAGATACAATGTAATCGCCAACAGGAAAAAATAATATTGCGCCAGGATCCACGGCATCAATAGCTGCTTGAATAGCTGCCGTGTCATCAGTAGTGCCATTACCTGTAGCGCCAAAATCTTTAACACTTAAAACTTCTTGAAATTTAGTTTGTACTGATCTAATAAAATCTGCAGTGCCTGTGCCTGACCCCACTCCAGTAGCAGTAAAATAGAGGCCTACCGTATTACTTACAGCGCCAATTGACTGAAAATTAGTTGAACCTAATGACGTAATTAAATATGTTTCGCCTATAGTAAAATTACCTGCGGATATACTAGCGCCAGCATCATACGAAATAGAGGCCGCATTGTTTACTAATGGTGGTAACGCGGCGTTAGGAATGTTGTCGTAAGTACCGATAAGTACTCCAGTCGAAGTTTTAACAGTAAACTTATAGGCTTGCGCGTAAGTTAGCCATATTTCGCCTGTAGGCACTCTGCCTGCCGCATCAAGCACAATAGGATTAGCTAACGCAGTAGCCCCTGTGTTACTTGTATATGCCGCTAAAGGTGTTGTTGTACCCGCAGCGTACGTGTATACCAAGCCGCCTGACAATACTACGCCGTTATCGTCAAAGAATTGTGCGCCTGCGCCAGCAAATAGTGATAATGTAACTGCCATGATTAATCCTTAAGCTAAAAAGCGTAATTTATATAGTGTAGATAAATAAAGCGCTACTATTTCATCAATTATGTTTTGTATCGCGGTATCTGTTTCGTCGCATATTTTGTAGCGATCAGCTTCTATTTCTTCTAGTTGATTCTGTAAAAAGTCAATAATGTTTGTAGTTTTTTTAGCTGATTGAAGCGTTATTGGCCCCATTAGACCGTGACGGCCTTGATAGGCTTCAGCAAAGTTGTCTGCTAAGTCAATAACATTGTCATAAAAGCCACGCAGTGCTTTATGTTTAGAGTAGCTTCTAGTATTTAGGTGTACGGAGTGCGCTACATCCCTAGCTAAGAATAGTATTCCTACAAAGTCACAGGCTTTCATTATATTTGTCCTTCAGGTGGCATCATTGGTTGTTCAGGTTGCATTTGTTCTTCAGGCATCATGCCTTCAGGCTGTTCCATCGTTTCGTCAGGCATTTCTCTGCCAGGCATTTCGCCAATTAAGTCGCCGCTGTCCATCATGCCGTGAACTGTACCCATAACAATGTCTTGTATTTGCTCAGGTGACATGCTTGCCTGCACAGCGCTAATACGTTTAGTCTCAGCGTCGTATGCTTTAATGTTAGCCTCTTGTTCTTTAATAGCCATGTCTTGCGCTTCCATAGACTTGCTGACGTTTTGCAACATGCCGTGCAATTGGTCTAGTTCTTGGCCCATAGCTTCAAGTTGTTGCTGTGCAGCTTGCAATGCTGGGTCTTCATCGCCATCGCTTAATAGTTTAGGATCTATAGTCTTAGCAAAGCGTTTAGCCATCTCTTGTGCGCCTGGCCAATCCATGTTTTTAACAAATAAATCGCCAGCCACTTGCCATAATTGCGGGTTGCCTTGCAACAATTGGCTCATTGCGTCTAGTGACTCTTGACGTTTGGTCATGTAGCTTGGGCCAGTCGATACGCATACATCGTACTTACCAACGCTAGGATTGTAAATTTTCTCAATCACAATGCCCGCTTCATCAACAATTTTCTTCACTGG